CGGAATGGGCGGATGCGCATCGCTGGCTGTCGTCGCGTGCTGCGGCCGAACCGGGGCGATATCGCACTGCCCGCGCGCCCTACCTGCGCGAAATCATGGATGCTCTGTCGCCCCGCCACCCGGCGCAACGGATCAGCTTCATGAAGGCCGCGCAGGTTGGCGCAACAGAGGCTGGCAACAACTGGATCGGCTTCGTAATCCACCACGCACCCGGGCCCATGCTTGCGGTGCTGCCGACCGTGGAAATGGCCAAACGCACCTCGCGCGGGCGGCTGGATCCACTGATCTCGGAAAGCCCGGTGCTGCGGGCGTTGGTTAACCCCGCCCGGTCGCGCGACGCGGGCAATTCAATGCTGTCGAAGGAGTTTCAAGGTGGCATCCTGGTGCTGACCGGGGCCAACTCTGCCACCGGCCTGCGGTCGATGCCTGCGCGCTACATTTTCCTCGACGAGGTCGATGCTTATCCCGCATCAGCCGACGAGGAAGGCGACCCGGTCACGCTGGCCGAGGCGCGCACGACGACCTTCTCGCACCGCCGCAAGGTGTTCATGGTTTCAACCCCGACAATCCGGGGCATCAGCCGGATCGAGCGGGAATATGAGGCATCGGATCAGCGTCGGTACTTCGTGCCCTGCCCACATTGCGGCGCGATGCAGTGGCTGCAGTTTGAGAGGCTGCGCTGGGACAAAGGACGGCCCGACACGGCGTCCTACCATTGCGAGGGCTGCGAAAAGCCCATCGCCGAGCACCACAAGACGCAGATGCTTGAACAGGGCGAATGGCGCGCGACGGCTGTGTCTGCCGACCCGCATTCCATCGGCTTCCACATCTCGGCGCTCTATTCGCCCTTGGGCTGGAAAAGCTGGCAACAGATCGCGCGCGACTGGCTTGCCGCCCAAGGCTCGGAGGAGATGCTGCGCGCCGCGCGCAACACTCTGCTGGGTGAGACATGGGTCGAGAGCGGCGACGCGCCGGAATGGCAGCGGCTGGCCGAACGGCGCGGAGCCTATGGCGGGGTGCAAATCCCCGAAGGTGGTCTGTTCCTGACTGCCGGTGTCGATGTGCAGAAGGATCGCATTGAGGTCGACGTCTGGGCTTGGGGCCGAGACAGGACAAGCTGGCTGGTCGATCACATCGTCATCGCGGGCGGTCCCGACGATCCGCAGTGCTGGGATAAGTTGACGGCCCTGCTGGGGCAGACGTGGGCTTGCACCAATGGTGCGGTGATGGTGATCGCCAAGCTGGCCATCGACACTGGATACGAGGCCCCGGCTGTTTATGCATGGGCAAGAAAACAAGGGTTCGACCAGGTCTCGCCGATCAAGGGTTTGGAAGGCTTCAACCGAGCCACGCCGGTGTCGGGCCCGACCTTTGTCGACGCGACCATCGGCGGCAAACGTCTGCGGCGAGGCGCACGACTGTGGTCTGTGGCCACGGCGACGTTCAAGACCGAGACCTACCGTTTCCTGCGGTTGGAACGTCCCTCTGACGAAGATCGGGCGCTGGGCGTCTGTGATGCTCCCGGCACCGTGCATCTGCCCGACTGGATCGACACCGAATGGCTGAAGCAGTTGGTGGCGGAACAGCTCGTCACCGTGCGCAACAAGCGCGGCTACAGCCACCCCGAATGGCAGAAAATGCGCGAGCGTAACGAGGCGCTGGACTGCCGCGTCTATGCCCGCGCAGCAGCGTGGATCATGGGCGCAGATCGCTGGGACGAGGCGACATGGCGGCGACTGGAAGCGCAGGTCGGGGTGGAGACCAAGCCTCAGATGCCTGTGGCAACTCCGGCACCATCAGAGGCCCCGACCGCGCCAAAGGCCGGAACACCAACGACGCCACGGCGAAAACGCCGGGCTTACACACCGAACTTCATGAGGGATTGAGATGGATCTGGAACGGATGCGCGCCTTGCTGGCGGCACTGCAGGAAGCGCGCTACGCGGGCGTCCGCTCTGTCAGCTATGACGGCAAGACCATCAACTATGGCTCGGACGCGGAACTGGCGAATGCCATTGCCGATCTGGAGGGTCGGATTGCCACGGCCGCTTCTGGCGCCCCGCGCCGTCGTCGCTGGGGCACTGTCGCCTCAAAGGGTCTGTGATCCATGGCGTTCGAGGCTTTCCGCCAGCGCATTGGCTCGATCATCGGTGGGTTTGATGCAGCCCAAGCCCATCGTCGCCTGCGGGGCTTCCGAGCATCACGCGCGCATGTGAATACGCTGATCGCGGCCTCTGGCGACACGATCACCGCCCGCGCGCGCTGGTTGGTCCGCAACAATGGCTACGCAGCGAACGCTGTGGAGTCGTTCGCCAGCAATGTCGTCGGCGATGGGATCAAGCCCTCGTCGACCATCGCCGATGCCGCAAAGAAGGAAGAATTGCAAACGCTGTGGCTGGCCTGGACGGATGATGCCGACGCGGAAGGCCTGACCGATTTCTACGGGCTGCAGCGCCGGGCGGCGCGCGAGGTGTTTTTATCGGGCGAGGTCTTCATCCGCATCCGACCGCGCCGGGTCGAGGATGGTCTGACAGTGCCGATCCAGCTGCAGATGTTGCCCGCCGAAATGCTGCCCCTCGACATGAACCGCACGCTGCCCGGCGCTGGATTGATCCGGCAGGGCATCGAGTTCGACAGCATTGGCCGCCGCGTGGCCTATCACTTCCTGCGTCGCCATCCCGGTGATCTGACCGACCCCGGCCTCACCAATGAGACCGTCCGTGTGCCCGCCGCAGATGTGATCCACGTCCTCGACCCGGTGGAAGCTGGCCAGTTGCGCGGCGTGTCGCGCTTTGCAGCCGCCATCGTCAAGCTGTTCACGCTGGACCTCTATGACGACGCGGAGCTGGAGCGGAAGAAAATCGCGGCGATGTTCGCGATGTTCATCACCTCGCCCGCGCCAGAAACGCCGCTGGAACCGACGGAGGAGGATCTTGAGGTTGAACCGGGTCAGGTCGTGCGCCTCGATCCGGGTGAGGATGTCTCGACCCCGGCCACGCCAGACTCGGGCGGCACCTATGAGTTGTTCCAATATCGAACGCTTCTGCAGGTCGCGGCGGCACTGGGCATTCCTTACGGCTACCTGACCGGCGACACCGCCAAGGGCAATTTCTCCAATACCCGTATCTCGCTGATCGAATTCCGCCGTCGCATCTCGGCCTGGCAGCATGGCGTGTTGGTGTTCCAGCTTTGTCGCGCGGTGTGGTCCCGCTGGATGGACGTGGCGGTGCTGTCCGGTGCTATTGATCTGCCCGGCTATGACAGCCGGCGGCGGCAATATCAGGCCTGCGCCTGGTTGCCGACCAAATGGGACTGGATCGACCCGATGAAGGACGCCTCCGCAGAGATCCTGCAGATCGAGTCCGGGCTGAAATCTCGCACGCAGGCAATCTCGGAGCGTGGCTATGACGCAGAACAGGTCGACCGCGAGATTGCCGCCGAGCGGAAACGCGAACTGGCACTGGGCCTCGATTTCCGGCGTCCGGGATCCCCGGCGCAGGGTCCAGGCGCTGCCAGCGGCAAGGATGACAAGCAGGACGGCGCGGAAGGCGACGACGCGCCTGAAGATGCTGAAGACAAGACTGATACCAAGGAAGAACCATGATGCACCACGCCCAGATCGCCCAGCGCGCCTTCAATACCCCGCTGATGGTAGACCCGGCAAAGGCGCTGGCGTTTCTGTCCGGGCTGGGGCCTCGCATCACGGGGCAGGAAATCACCTTCCATGGGCTGGAAGCAGAAGCCGTTGACCAGACTGCCACCAGCCTGCCCGCCCGGGCGTCGCTGTTCGGCAATGACCTTGCGCAGCGCCACCAGCGTAATGGCAGCCAACCCTTCGCCTTGGTCGACGGCATTGCCGTGATCGAGATTTCAGGAACGCTGGTGCATCGCGGCGCGTGGATCGGGCAATCCTCGGGTCTGACCTCGTATGAAGGGATCGCCGCCCAACTGCAGGCTGCGCTGGCCGATCCCGGTGTGCGCGGCATCGCCCTCGACATTGACAGCTTCGGCGGCGAGGTGGCCGGAGCCTTCGATCTGGCGGATCGCATCCGCGCCGCGCGCGCGCAGAAACCCGTCCACGCCTTTGTGGCCGAACATGCGCTGTCCGCTGGCTACGTTCTGGCATCCCAAGCCGACCGCATCATCCTGCCGCGCACGGGTGCTGTCGGCAGCATCGGCGTCGTGGCGCTGCACACCGATATGAGCGGCGCGCTCGACCAGAAGGGCATTGCGGTCACCCTGATCCATTCCGGGGTCCACAAGATCGACGCCAATCCGTACCAGCCGCTTCCCGAGGCGGTGCACGACCAGATGCAGCGCGAATTGGAGGTGGTCCGCTTCCTCTTCGCAGAAACCGTTGCTGCAGGGCGCGGGGATCGGCTGACCCATTCCGCCGCTATTGCAACAGAGGCCGCCGTATTCCGCGGGGCCGATGCCATCGCCGCAGGTCTTGCCGACGATCTCGCCGATCCCGTCACGGCCTTCCACGCTTTCGCCGCCGCACCCCGCGGCACCACTCCCCTCAGCAGAAAGGGTCCACAGATGACCAACACGCCCACCGATACTCCGAACCCGGCACCGACAGCCGTCACCAATCCCACACAGACGACAACGACGGCCGCACCAACGATGCCCGTGCCGTCGGTTGCAGTGGCACCCGACACAACGGCAATGAACGCCGACGCTGTTCGTGCAGAAGCAGCCGAGGTCGCACAGGTCTGCGCGCAGGCCGCTCGGCTCGGGGTTCAGATCGACGCCGCCGACGCCGTCACGCGCGGGTTGAAGCCCGAAGCCCTGCGCGCCCGCGTCCTGGCCGATCTGGCCGCCCGCAGCGATGCCGCTGGCATCATCGCCAGCGCCCCGGCAGCAGCCGCTGCAAAAGACAGCCCGATCATCGCAGCTGCCAAAAAGGCTGCAACCGACGCCAAACGCTGATCCAGCGCCCACGTCCTCACCCCAAAACATGGAGACTGACCAATGCCCGTCCTGACGGAACAGCCCAGCATGGGCGATGTCCTTAAATATGAGGTCAACCCGAACTACACACGCGAAGTGATCACCCTGCTGATCGGCATGCCGTATCCGGTCGGCTCGGTCCTCGGGCGCATCACAGCCAGCGGCAAATACAAGCTGGCAACCAGCGGTGGCGCGGACGGTGCGCAGACCGCTACCGCGGTCCTCCTTTATGCCGTCGATGCCACGCTCGCCGACGCCAGCGGTATTGTTCTCGCACGCGGCCCCTCAATCGTGTCGCGCGCAGGTCTGGCCTACGACGCCACCGTTGATGACGGCGCAAAGATCATCACCAAGCTCGGCCAGCTGGCTGCCGTCGGCATTATCGCACGCGACGGCGTCTGACGCCCACCGGCGCAGCGCACCTTCATCCACCCCTCATTCCTATGGAGCCCCCAATGACCCTTGTCCGCAACCCGTTCGACGCTGGCGGCTATTCGCTGGCCGAGATGACGCAGGCCATCAACATCCTGCCAAACCTCTACACCCGCCTTGGCCAGATCGGCCTGTTCCGCTTCGAAGGCGTCAGCCAGCGATCCGTCATCATCGAGCAATACGAAGGCGTGCTGAACCTGCTGCCCTCGGTTCCCCTTGGTGGCCCCGCCACCGTCGGCACGCGGGAAGGCCGATCGATGCGGTCTTTTGCCCTGCCATGGATCCCACATGACGACGTGATCTTGCCCGGCGACATTCAGGGCCAACCCGCGCTGGGCGTCTTCGACGGGGCCGACCCGCTGGTCGAGGTAATGAACCGCAAGCTGCAGCT